AACCTCTGATATTAAATTAGAGGTAGACTCATTTGATCAAGAATGGTAACAGAACACATCAAGACAAGACAACAATATTGTCCATGTCAACACAAAAATGTTTCAGATTAAATACTTTAGCTATGACTGGACTCGTGATCAAGATATACATATAGAAGAAAAAAATTCTTTTAAGACAGATGGCGCATCAAAGCAACTACAAGATATTTATAATAAAGTAGAGTCCTATTACTCTGGTAAGGTAGTAAGAGCTGAAGTAATTAAAATGATGCCAAATACCAAGATAATTAGACATGTCGATGGCGGAGAAATGCTTACATTAACAAGAAGATGTCACATACCAATAACTACTGCGGATGAAGTATACTTTGGAGTTTTTGGAAATACCATTAACATGAAGGTGGGAACAATTTATGAGATCAATAACTTATTGCCACATGAAGTAGAAAATAATAGCAAAGTAGAAAGAGACCATTTAATACTAGACATACTCCCATTCGAAGTGTTATAATATGATTATGGACAATACAATTAATAGCATAGGTTTTACTTCTAAGCATGAGCTCTTTCCTGGAGTATGGGTTTATAAAAATGTAATTAAGCCAGAACACAGATTTGTTGAGCGTGTAGATGAGATTATTCAGTCAAGCAACGGTAAGCATATTTGGCAAGAGGCCTTAGTTGGATATTCTGAAAAAAGACCAGAGTATAGAGATTGCCAGGACTTTAAGCTATCTAAGAACGAATATGCTTCTTCTTTAGATGATCTAGAGTTAAATACGATTTGGCAAGAAGCACATGACGCTCAAAATATTGCAGTTGAAGATTACTCAGCAATGTATAGTCTAAGACTTGAGTATTGGGAAGCAATGAATTTTATTCAGTATGGTCCAGGACAACACTTTCAAGAGCATGCCGATCATGGATTTTCATATGTAGCCACAGTATCTCTTGTTGCATATCCAAATGATGGATATGAGGGAGGGGAGCTATATTTCCCTAAGCTTAACTTAAATATTAAGCCAGAAGCTGGAGACCTATACATATTCCCTTCAACTTATTTATTCTCACATGTTGCAAAACCAGTTACATCTGGAAGAAAGTTTTCTATTGTTACAATGCTTGACTATAATGATGAGTGTCATAATGAGGACTTTATGAGACTAAGAGGGCAAAGACTTCAACGTGCACGAAATAAAAGCCTATAGGACCCAGCCAGGCCTGGCAGATATAGCCCCGCTTGGAATCAAAAGAGACTGGATGGATGAAACCTGGGAGGCTCACGCATACAAATGCTTTCCAGTAAGTCTAGCTAATGGCTTAGGCTGGTATCTTTCTTTTCCAGAAGATATTGTTTTTATTTGGGATGGAATTTCTGATTCAACTGCGGACCACGTTAAAGTTCTAAAGGGTGAAAAATATGCATATCCAGAAAGAGGAAATGCAACAATAAGCTTTAATACGGGAATCATGTTTAGATCAGATGAAAATATTAGTATGTTACATATGCCAGTTCCAAATTATTTAAGAGATGGTGTGCAGCCATTCTCTACATTAATTAGCACTTCATTTTTTAATGGAGACATCCCTTGTGCGTGGAGAATTACCCGCCCAAACGTAGAAATAACAATTAAAGCTGGAACACCAGTCATTGCTCTTGTGCCAATAAACTTAGAAGAAATTCAAAATTCATCTATTGTATTTGAAGATATAAAGTCTTTTGATTCAAAGGGATTTGACTCAGACGGATATTCAAGAGCATTGGGTCGCTTAAATAAAGAAGCAAAGTGGTCTAATTTTTATAGGGATGCCGTAGATCATTTAGGCAGGAAAATAGGCAAGCATCAAGTTAAAGCAATAAGGCTTTCTGTGAAAGATACCCTAGATAACTAACTGCTTTTGTGGTAAAATAATAGTACTGAGCGAATTGAGGATTTCATGGAAATATCAAATAAAGACATAAAGCATAGAGCACCTAAATCAATTACACCTTCTGGATTTTTTGGTGATTCAAGTAGCAATATTGTAGAGCTAGTAGACTTTTTAACAGAACAAGAACAAAAGCGCCTTATTGATTTTGCAATGAATAATAAAATTTGGGACCAGACAGAAACTCATGTTGATGAAGACGGCTTGGTTCTTTATGATGCTAACGTTTGGCAAGATCGAGTCTGCACATACAACTCCCTAATGAAATCAGACCCAGAAATTTTAGAATTAATTAACTCCATGATTTATCGCTTAAAGCTAGAGGTAGACAAATTCTTTAACGTCGATGCTAAAGAAACTGGACCAGCAATTGTTAGATGGCCTGTTGGAGCAAGACAAGAGCCACATGCAGATAAAGAATTTCACACTGGTATAGAGGCTGGCAGGCCAAATGATTTCCCATGGTATGACCTAGCTGGACTATTTTATTTTAACGATGACTACGAAGGTGGCGAACTTTATTTTCCACAACATGGAATTGAGTTTAAGCCAAAAGCAAGGGCAGCATATTTTTTCCCAGGAGATAGATACTATACTCATGGGGTAAGACCAGTTAAGTCTGGCAATAGATTTACTTCACCGTTCTTTTGGACGATTATGAGACATACAGGAGAAAGACAGCCATGAGCAATTTAGAATATGTAGAGCTATACCCAAAAGTTGATGTATATAGAAATGTACTTAAAGATCCACAACAGCTTTATGATGTAATGAAAGACTCTGAAAGAAATGCTAATGGAGAGTTCTATCTTAAGACCTGGGATCCGTGGGCACATTTTGGTACGTATACTCAGCATAAGGGGTCACACGAGATAACTCCTGAAATGGAACAGCTTGATAAGTTTAAAGCTGAGAAGGCATTTGTGGATGAGGTTGAAGCTGCATATGCGGCAGTTATAGCAGACTATGTTGAAAGACATAACGTTGAAATGCCAGAAGGCTGGAGATTTAGCGGATGCTCTTTTTCAAAGTATAATCCTCAAGTCGATGTTCTTAAAAACAAAATGACAATGCAGTACCATACTGACTTTATTATTTCACAAAGAGACATGCCAGGAACAAAATTTTTCTTAACATGTACAATGTATATTAATGATGACTATGAAGGTGGAGACATCGAGTTTTATATTGATGGTGACGGAACTATTATTAACCATAAGCCTAAAGCTGGAGACATCCTTGTATTCCCATCAACAGATCCTTATTTCCATGGCGTAAAGGTTATCAACGAAGCAGAGAAGTTTTTTGTTAGAAACTTTGTCGTCTATGACTACGATGGATCAGAAGAATGGCTCGCTAATCAAAAGAGATTTGGTGCTTATGCATGGTCAAAGAAAGAGCTTGAAAGAATTGAAGAAGAAGATAAAAAGAATATGATCTACTTAAAAGATGGGGCTCGTGTAGAACACAAGGACGCATACGCTAATAGAGATCAGGGTGGGATGTAATGGAGTTAATTAAGTTAACAGAAGACATTCACCTTTATAAAAACTTTATATCAAAAGAAGAAAGCGAAGCCGTAGTAGCCCTGCTAAATAAGATTGCAGAAACAGAAGAGGGTTACTGGAAAGGTATTTCTTTTTATGAGTCATACTCAGCACGTTACCCATTTGACGGAGAAGAAATTCTAAAAGAATACGGACTTAGCGATACATGGTTTTCTGATATTCAGCAAAGGTTTAAAGAGGCAGCAGCGGTAGTTGCTGGAAAGTCTGCAGACGAGATGTCTAAGATCAGCTTTCACGTTCAAAGATGGCTTCCAGGAGCATTTGCCCCAAAGCATTCAGACAACAGCAGCAATGAAGGTGTCCTAGGTGCATTTACAAGAAGCAGATATGCTGGATTTCTTTATTTGAACGATGACTTTGAAGGCGGAACATTAAAGTTTGACGCAGAGCATGGGAAGACACCGTTGGAGATAGTTCCAGAGACTGGATCATTTTTAGTATTTCATGGTGGTCATAAAAATATGCACGAAGTAACAGTTGTTAAGGGTAAGCCAAGATACACGCTAGGATCATTTTGGGATGATAGAGAAGAAGAAGATTATCCCAAAGAGCTTAGAGATGAATGGGCAGACGAACTTGCAGAGGTCAGAGCTTATCAAAAAGGTGAGCAGGAACAGTGGCAGGATATTCGTGAAAAAGGCTTAAGGCTCTCTCCGTATGGAAAGACTGTACCAGCTTCAGAAGTAGAGGAAATTTAATGGAAACTGATAAGCAATTTGATCAATATATAATGTTTGACCTGAAGGTCTTGCACCCAGACATTTGGTATTTTGAAAATGCTATTAGCTATTCAGAGCTTATCGCTGCTTTTGTCGAGGAGTTGGATAAAGATTTTAGATCTTACATGAGAATCCCAGGCTGGCAAAACTGGACTGCAAGTGATGACTCCTCTGTTGTTTATGGAGCTACAAAAACAATTAGGCCAGACTATCTTAGAGAATCAACTGGGGATGCAAGAATAGATCAAAAGACTTTGTATATTATAAACAGCCTTACAATGGCAGCAGAGATGTGCTCCGATAGATATCTTGATGGTCACGGGCTAGATAAGTCTAAGTACAACCTAGACTTAAGTTCAATTCAGTTTAAAAAATGGAATGCTGGACAGTCTATGGGACCGCATTTTGATGGTCAAGACGGGGACACCTCATTGGCATTCTCTATGGTTTCATATATCAATGATGATTATGAAGGCGGAGAAATTAGTTTCCCAGATCATAATATAGCTATTAAGCCAAAGGCTGGTAGCTTGATTATGTTCCCATCTCAGCTTCCTTTTATGCATGAAGTAAAGCAAATTAAATCTGGAACAAGATATATGGTTCCTTATTTAGTATATAATAAATAACCAGGTGGTATAATAAAAAAATGAGTATCGGAGTAAATGGCTGGAGATTTCCAGACTATTCAGACACGCCAGACGTCCCTAGAGACCTTGGTAACCTTGGCGATGACATTGCGGCATTCATTGAGGCTCATCCAGGGCCACAGGGCGATCCAGGGCCTTCTAACACCCTTTCTATAGGAACTGTAACAACAGTTACATCTGAAACTGGAGCTTCAGCAACAATAACTGGAACTTCACCAACACAAACATTAAACCTTCAAATACCAAGAGGTATTGATGGAATTATTGGTGGTCCTGGCCCATCAAATGTTTTAACAGTTGGAACAGTTACAACAGGTGCTGCTGGCGTAGATGCAGAAGTTTCAATTACTGGAACATCTCCAGAGCAAGTTATTAATTTTGTCATACCAAGAGGCGCAACTGGACTAACTGGTGCACAGGGAGATAAAGGCGATAAGGGTGATGCAGCAGCAACAATAACTGTAAACTCCACAACAACAGGCGCAGCTGGAACAAATGCATCGGTTACAAATACTGGAACTTCAAGTGATGTAATTCTTAATTTTGTAATTCCAAGAGGAGCAGATGGCGCAACTGGCGCAACTGGCGCAACTGGAGCAGACGGAGCTCCAGGTGCAGATGGATTAAATGCAAACTTAGAACCCATCGATAATAAAATTCAATTAAACCCTCCAACAGTAACAGGGTCATTTGGTGTTAATGGAAACTGGTATCCAGCATATAATAATTTAAATTATTTAGGACAGTTAGCGGATTCTGGACAGATACCTGCATGGCAGGCGAGAGTTTGGAAGAGTGCATATTTGCAGATATCTCCAACAATTACTTCTGATATTAGAGCAAAAGAAAATATATCTGACTCCACACTAGGATTAGATTTTATTAATGATCTTCGTCCAGTTAGATATCACTACGGATTAATTGCTCAAGAAGTAAAAGAAGCAATAGATGCTTCAGGAGTAGAAGACTTTGGAGGGTGGGTAAAAGAAGACCTAAATGATCCAGAATCATCTGAACATTTAAGATATGAAGAGCTAGTTGCTCCATTAATTAAAGCGGTACAAGAACTTACAGCTAGAATACAAGCACTAGAAGCGAAGTAACCATGTCATACAAGTACACAGTCTTGCGTGATAACCCAGTATCCTTTTTTCTGCTAGACGAAGTGCAGTCTGGAACAACAGTAAGCTATGACGTATTACTAGATCAGTTTTCTACATATCAAGATCTAAAAGACAATGGCGTTTCCTATTCCGCTCTTACGGGCCTACCTATTCATGATTATTCTGGTAATTTAAATGATGGCTATGCAATTGGGGCTTCTGGCAAAAATATAATGCCATTAATTCCAGGCGGGATAAGAGGAACGGAAGTCCTTGATACTACAAGAATTCACCTAATAGCTCCAGGTATAGCTACTAAAGATTACGCAGATAACTCATTCTCAATAGAGCTTTGGGTAAGACCTCCCAAGGTTTCAAACTCTAAGGTATCGATTCTTGCAGACAGTAGTAACAATGTTGGCTTATTTTGGCAAGATGGAGATATCATATTCCAGGTTGGATCAAGTCTTATAAGATACAAGGTTTCAAATAATAAAGCTCACCACGTAGTGGGAACATTTAGCGGGAAATCGATTGGGCTCTTCATCGACGGCGCACTGGTTGATTCACTTTCTCTATCTGCATTTAAGTTCTCAAATTCTGAGGTTGATTTTATTATTGGTCCAGCAACCACTGGAGATACATTCATAGTTGATTCAGCTGCATTCTATCGATATGATATGTCTTTAAATAAAGTAATTAATCACTTCATTGAGGGGTCTTCAGAAATACCTTATTCTCAAATTGTATATCCAGAAAATGGAGAGCTATTTAGTCTCAATCACGAAAAAATAAGATCTCAATTTAGAATTAACTACCCTATTATAAAGCCATGGAATGAGATTGCTACGGCTGATGTACTATTGGCATCAGATGACTCATATATAACATTTGCTAAAACAGATTCAGCCGCTACTGCCTCATTTTCATTTGAGGAAGAGATACTAATACCATCAAGTTTAGACATTATTTCCTCTCAGCTTAGCTATGACGATGATATTGAAAACATTGTAGTTGAGGTTAGGATCCCAGATCAGCCATGGGTTGTTTGCAAAAACAATTCACCTCTCCCATATTATAATAAAAATGATAATATGTTTTCGCAGCTTCTATTTTTAAAGGTTACAATAAGCTCTTCCGACACAAGAACAGACCTGCCTAGACTAAAATCTCTGTCCATAGACATGTTCGCTAATAAAGACTATTATGCTGATAATTCATCCAGCATTGTATCATCTGCCTCTGACTATTCTTTATCTAGATTCAACAAGAATATATTATCTTATGACAAAAATAATGGCCTATCTATGATTGATGGTGGCGGATTTGATATAACAACATCCCTGTCCCCAAGATCAATAGAAATGATATTCTATCCTGATGGCCTTGAAAATGTTTTATTTTCTAGCAACTCTAAAATATTTGGATGGGATGATCTTGGAGCGATAGAGAGGTCTGGAATTTCTGCAGTCTACCTTAACGGGGTCGATATCACAGCAGAGACTAATATCTTGGACTTTGTTTCTATTGGTTCACCTCACCACCTAGTGTTAGTCTTTTCATCTGCTGCAACTAGCAATATTAAGATTAACACCAATCAAGATTCAACTGTATATGGAATGGCTAACTCCTATAGCAATATTGCCCTATATGAATCAGCGCTCACGCTAGGAGATGTGCTAACTCATTATGCAATATATACTGGCACCCTGACATCAGATGTGACAATGGCGTCAGTTGGCATATCAGAAGCAGACACTGGAGATAGCAATACTGGCTTCTACTTGAATGAATTAAACTGGAGTACGACATCTTTTAATTAAAATGTCCATGAGCTTGACATTATCTGGACTTTGACAATAAAGAATGGTAAAATAAATACCTATGGATATCACAAAAATCAATCAGTCAGTTATAGAAGAGACACGCCTGGGCATTTATGTCTGGGAGATGCCCGATGGCCGCTGGATTGGCGATGACGACGGAAACTTCTTGTCTATAACTTCGACTAAAAACAATAAGTCTAAGATCGAAGCTTTAGCAGAGGTAGTTCGGTCATACGGCATATCTGAAGGCCAACCTAAATTTTTATCAGGCCGCAGAAAAATTGATGATGAAGAATTTGAGTATCAAAAACAAAGACTAAACTGGGGATTAACTCCAGACCCTCTAGATATCGGAGTTTATAAAGATGGTCTTTTGAGAGGTGGACAGGTTCAATGACACAATTTATAGAGGATGATGCATCTAGCTCTAATCAGATAGAGTTGTCAAATGCTGCTGACTGGTTTCAGTTTAAGAAAGAAAAAGAGCACTTTGATCCATTTGCAATTGAGCTAGAAGAGATTAAAAAGCTTCGTGGGCTGGGTCCAACATTTAAAAGAAAAGTTAATCGTGATTTTGCAAAAGCATTCGACGGAATGGGCGGAACTGGAACCCAGCAAAACTTATTAGCACAAGCAATTACTGGCTATGCAATGTTTGACCTTATTCAGCCAGTTTATAATTTAGAGTATTTATCACAGATTTATGAAGTGTCTACATATAACTATGCTGCTATTAATGCAAAGGTTGCAAATATCGTCGGGCTGGGATACAGCTTTACAGAAACCAAAAAAACAAATGACGCAATAGACAGCATTACAGATGATAAGCAGCTAGAGAGAGCACGTAAAAAGATTAATAAGCTTCGCCAAGATTTAGAAGAGTGGCTTGAGGCAACTAACGATGAAGATACATTTACAGAAACACTGATTAAGGTTTATACAGATTTAGAAGCAACAGGGAATGGGTTCCTTGAAATAGGAAGAACTGTAACTGGTGAAATTGGATATATTGGACATATCCCAGCAAAGACAATGCGTGTTCGTCGCCTTCGTGATGGATTTATGCAATTGCTTTACGGTAAAGCTGTATTCTTTAGAAACTTTGGTGATACAGAGACACCTAATCCAATATTGGGTGCAGAAGATAGACCAAATGAAGTAATTCATTTAAAGAAGTATACTCCAATGAATAACTATTATGGAGTTCCAGATATCGTTGCTGCTCAGATGGCACTTGCTGGAAATGAATTTTCTGGAAGATATAACCTTGATTACTTTGAGAACAAAGCTGTTCCAAGATATATTATTACAGTAAAGGGCGCTAAGCTTTCTCCAGAGTCAGAAAGAAAATTGCTAGAGTTTTTCCAGGTTGGATTAAAGGGCAAAAATCATAGATCTCTTTATGTGCCACTTCCAGCTGATAGTCCAGACAATAAAGTTGAATTTAAGATGGAGCCAATTGAGGCGGGAGCCCAGGAATCATCTTTCAATGTCTATAGAAAGACTAACAGAGACGAGATCCTCTTGGCTCATAGAACTCCAATTTCTAAAATTGGAATCCCAGAAGGAATTAACCTAGCAGCAGCAAGAGATGCTGATAAAACATTCAAAGAGCAAGTTTGTAAGCCAGCACAATTGAGACTAGCAAAGAAGATTAATCTAATTATTGGTGAAAAGACTGATGCTTTAATGATTGAATTTAATGAGCTTTCTCTTACTGATGAAAATACTCAGTCCCAAATTGACGAAAGATATTTAAGAAATCAGGTCGTAACTCCTAATGAAATAAGAATTAAAAAGGGCATGATTCCTATCGATGGCGGAGATGAAGTAATTCAGATAAAGCCACAGGTTGCTGCAGATCAAGCTGCAAATGCTGGAAAAACAAGATCTCGTGATTCAGAAAGATCTGCCAATCAGTCAGATAAAACTGGAGAGGGCAGAAATGCCAAGGGAGACGGTCCAAAAGTCAAGTAGGTTTACTCAACCACTATTTGCCTTTTTACATATATGTCGATAAAATTAAGCATATGAATATCGAAAAATCATTGTGGGTTTCTGAGGGCGATAACATCGCTCTTTCAGTGCCTTTCACAAAAGTAAACCGTGAACGCAGAACTGTATCTGGTTTTGCTACACTCGATAACGTTGACCAAACAGGCGACGTAGTAACTTCAGAAGCAAGCCTTAAGGCATTTGAAAACTTCCGTGGAAATATTCGTGAGATGCATACACCTCTCGCAGTAGGAAAATTAGTTTCATTTAAGCCAGAGACTTTCTATGATCCAATCTCAAAGAATTTTTATAATGGCGTTTACGTAGATGTTTATGTTTCAAAGGGTGCACAGGATACTTGGGAAAAAGTTCTTGATGGCACTCTTTCTGGTTTTTCAATTGGCGGAAAGATTACAGAGTCAGACAATGAAGTAAACAAGTCTAATGGAGAGCAAGTAAGATTCATTAAGGCTTATGATCTTATTGAGTTGTCGATTGTTGATTCACCAGCAAACGAACTATGTAATGTTCTTTCAATTTCAAAAGTTAATGGCCAGTTAGTATTTAAGGGCATTGCTACTGAAGTAACAACAGAAAATATTTTTTACTGTCCAGAAAGTGAATCTATTTTTATCTCAACAGAAAAGACTTATGTTTCACCTATTACTGGAAAGCAAACAGAGCTTATAGGTTGGGTAGAAACCAACGATGTTAATAAAGCAAAAGAAATAGATAAGATTCTTGATTCATTTAAGAAGTCAAGATTACCGTTGCCTGAAAACCAAATCGCAAAACAGGCAAACGTAGAAGGAGGTAATGAAGTGTCAGATATACAGAATGATGATGTAGTCGTTGAAAAGTCTACAGATCTAGCAGAAGCACCAGTTGTTGTTGAAGAGACAGCTCCCGTTGCTGAAGAAGCACCTGTTGCTGAAGATGCACCTGCAGATGCAGAGGCAGAAGCTTCTACCGACTCCGTTGAAAAAGCAGTAGAAGCAGAAGATGCTCCAGCTGTTGAACCTGATTTTGCAAAAATGATGGTCGACCTTAAGGGCTTTTTCTCGGACACTCTAACTAAGGCTGCAGAAGTAAATGCTGCTCAGGTTTCTGAAATTAAAGAAACAGTTGAGACATTCAGCAAGAGCGTTGATAGCAGAATTACAGAGTTGGTAGAGAAGCATGCAGCACTTAGTGCAGCAGTAACAGACATAAAGGGCACCATTGATGGTGTTCAGAAGCGAGTAGATGCCGTAGAAGGCGAAACCGCATTTAAGAAGTCCTCGGACCTTGGCGGGTCTCAGGAAGTAGTAACAAAATCAAAATCAAAATGGAACGGTTCTTTCCTCGGTTCCGTGAATGATATATTTAACTAAGGTAGGTATAAAAAATGAGCAATGAATTGTTAGAAAAAGCAATCGCCTCTGGTACCACAGCTACAGGATCTTTTGGATCTTCAACTGGCGGTACAGGTATCCACGTTGCGTCTGAAGACGGCAACGGCGGTTTACTAAACCCAGAGCAATCAGCTCGCTTCCTGGACTACATGTTTGATGCCACCGTTATCGGTAAGGTAGCACGTACAGTTCGTATGAAAGCTGATACAACAGAGATTGATCGCATCGGAGTAGGCGAAAAGCTTATGAAGCTTGCAACAGAAGGTGACAACACAGGTACAAACGCTGCTGTTACATTCTCAAAGATTTCTCTCACAACAAAGAAATTACGTCTTGACTGGGAACTCTCAACAGAGTCTCTCGAAGACAACATCGAAGGGCCAGATCTTGAGGACCACATCGCACGTATGATGGCAACTCAGGCTGGTAACGACATTGAAGATGTAGTCCTTAACGGAGATACAGATCTTTCATCAGATGCACTTTATAAGGCATTTGATGGTGTTGTTAAGAAGGCTAAGGATAATGCACACGTTGTTGACGCAGCAGGTGCAGCGATTTCTCGCAACGTCTTTAACTCAGCTCTTAAGGCTCTTCCACGTAAGTATAAGCAGCGCAGAACAGATCTTCGCTTCCTCTCAGGTTCAAACTTGATCCAAGATTACTTATACTCAACATCTAACTCAACCAACTTCGCTAACCCACAGGATATTGCTTCAGGCATCATCCGTGGTGAGGTTGCACCAGTTTCAGGTCCAGCAGGATACGTAGCTCCATACGCATTTGGTATTCCAATCGTTGAAGTTCCACTCCTTCCAGAGACACAGACAGGTACATACTCAGGAGCTTCAGGTTCACACGGTGACGTTCACCTTACATTCCCAAATAACGTTGTTATTGGTATTAAGCGTGACGTAACAGTTTACCGTTTCTTCTGGCCACGTAAGGACTCAATCGAGTACACAATGTATACTCGTGTTGGCGTTCAGATCGAGCAGGCAGACGCTTGGGTAGTTGTTAAGAACGTTAAGGTTGCTAGCTAATTAATTAGCTAAATACTACAGAGAGGCCCCCAATTAATTTTGGGGGCTTTTCATTTTAATTTAACAATGCTATAATTGAAGAACCTAGAAAAAGGAGAATTAAGTATGTCGTTTGACACATTAAAGGTAGCCGAATTAAAAAAGATTGCAGAAGATTTCGCAGTCGATACAGACGGACTAAAGAATAAAAAGGACATAATTGCAGCATTATCAGAAGAAGGTGTCACCTATTCAGTTTATGCAAAAACAGTAGACGCAATTGAAGAGGCAGCAGAAGAGATTGAAGTTTTGCCAAGGTTTGATTTAAATTCTCAGCCAGAGAATACAGTCTTGGTAAGAATGACTAGAGCTAATTTTAGATACGACGCTATGGGATCTACGTTCACACAAGAGCACCCATTTGTAGCAATGTCTGAAGAAGATGCTCAAAAAATATTCGATAACGAGGAGGGTTTCCGTTTAGCAACTCCAAAGGAAGTTCAAGAGTTTTATAACTAAACGAAAACATATAAGATATGGCAGAGATTTATAAGGATCAAACATCACCAGTTAAAACCAAGATATTTTGGGGCGGGGAGATTGTTGATGCCGATAATGATATTGTTACGGCAATAGTTTATGACATATCTGAAGATGGTACTATTAACCCAGCTGTTGACCCAAATGTGCCAATACTGGAGCTAGATGCAACTAAAGTTGAAACAGATAGAGGCACTTACCAAATAGTAATTCCATTTGAATACTGCAGAAGAAATAGAAAGTTTAAAATTGAGTGGAGCTACTCTGTAGATGGAAATGAAGCTTCTCATATCTACTTTACAGATGTAGTTACTCCATATGCAAACCTTTCCGATATTATGGAAGATCTAAACTTTGGAACAGACCCAGGAGATCCTTCATACAAAACTTATCATGAGTTACAGATGGCTGAAAAGTATGCAAGAAAATTAATTGAGATTTATACAGCTCAATTTTTTTATTTATATGACGATAGACAAATTGTATATGGCAGCGGAGCAGATATTTTGCCACTTCCATTTAAGCTTAATGAGATTCATGAAGTTTATGAAAACGATGTTCTTCTTACAGACAACATTAATAACGTATCTAATTGGATATACACACCAATCGTATCTGAGTCTGGATTTGGTATTAGAGTAAACAAACAGGACTTTGCCGATAATACTGTGTATACTGCAAATGGCCTAGTCCCTCCAAGTATTAACGATAGAGGATTTTCTGGGGCGTTTAAAAAAGACTATAGATATTCAGTTCAAGGTAGATTTGGATGGTCAGCAGTTCCAGATAATGTTGAAGAGGCATGTATTATTCTTATAGGTCAGTTCTTCGAGAAAGACACTGCCTGGAGAAATAAGTATGTAAAGGGTATCAGCACATTTGACTGGAAGTTTGATTTCATGGAAGATGCACACAGAGGTACTGGAAACCTATATGCAGATCAACTTCTTTCACCGTATGTGATTAATGGTATGTTGGCCTTCTAAATGGATATAATTAATTCTGTACTCCCACTATATCTAGATGTTTATGTTCAAACTGACATTCAAGATCCAAATACTGGCGCAATTAAAAAAGAATGGAACTATTCATTAACAATACCATGTAGCGCTAAAGGTGTGATCAGTAACTCTACATCTGCTAGAAATAGTGATAACCAGCTAATGGGAAGCAGATATCAAAATGAACAAATGGTGCAAATTAGAACGGTTTCTAAATTAAGCATCAGACATAAGATAACAAACATTAGAGATAAAAATGGCGTAGTTGTTTGGACTGAATTAGACTATCCATCAGATACTCCAACAGTGTTTGAAGTATTTGGAGTCACTCCAATAACAGACCCATTTGGCACGATTCTTGGTTACAATTCTGTTGCCAAGAGATCGGAGAACCAGAACATTGGAATCTGATTTAGCATTAGTTCAAGCCTCTAGCGGATTAGAAAGATTAATGGTTAGCGATGGTAAAGCTGGTCCTGTAAAAGAAAGTATGGTTGTACAGATCTCGGCATTTCTTTACTACCAAGCAAATGTAATGAATAGTCTTCATTCAAATAAAGCTTTTCATAAAATGTTTAGGGATACTCTATTTAGACAAATCGATAAAGATTTTGGGGAGTATGTAGATGCTCAGGCCAGAATGAAGCCGAAGTCGTTGCATCACGTGTATGAGTGGGATAAGGCTGGAATTCCTGGATCAAGACTCTTTAGTCTTTCTACTACAGGAAGCGACATGCTTTCTTTTGGAATTAAATACAGCTTTAAGATGTCAAAGTCCGCAGTGCCATCAAGAAACAAAAAACAAAGACGCAGATATGTATTTAAAGAAAAGGCTAGGATTATGGAATCTGGTATGCCAGTTGTTATATCTCCAAAGTCAGCTGAGAGACTAGTTTTTGAATTAGATGGACAAACAATTTTTATGCCAAAGGGTGCTTCAGTGACTGTAAAGAGTCCTGGAGGTAAGGCATCAAGCAATCAGTTTGGATTAATGTACTCCAGATTCTTTGCCAGCGATTTAGTTAATTCATCTATTAAAAGATCTGGGTTTAATAACATATTTAATGCTAAAATTGCTAAAGCATTACAGGTCCCAACATCTATTAAAAAGATTAAGTATTCATTCTCTCCTAATGTGGTTAGAAAAGAAGCGGACATGGCAGTTGCACAAGCATTTGGAGGTGGGGCACTATGACAGTAGATTACAGCATAGACGCAGTATATGAAATGAGAAGACATCTTTGGGCTGAGCTTTTAGATAAAAAGATATTCATTTCAAGAGATTACTATAATGATTCAATAGGACAAGAGATAGTGCCAATTATTCCAGTCCAGCAATCCCCAGAGCTAAATCAGTTTTTGAGCGGGAAAACCCATATAGTCTATGATAAGATAGGCATGTCATACGATGAGAACTGGATGATCTGTAATGAGAAGGTATTATTTACCCTATATTCTACAGACTATTCTGAATTAAACATTATTAGAAACTTAATGATAGATGTATTTAGAAGAATGGATGACTCTGCCAGAGACTTAAATGACTCTAGATCTACAAACCTAGTCAAGTTTCATAGCACTGTGATACTCGAAATATCCCCTACAGAGCCTTCAGATGAGCTTCAGGGCTTCTTATCCTGTGATGTGGTAGTTGAAGTTAAGTACTCAAGGATTGTTGATGGAGTAGGTAGATTCATCTAGGTTGCTTTTTTGCCCTTAATCCACTAGAATTGTACTAAGAGGAAAGCGCCTAGCCAGCAAATTGTACAATTTCACTTATATGGAGGTAATATCGTGGCAACACAAGTAGCAGGTAATGCTAAAAATATCCTCGTTGGTGCATCCCCACTATTCATTTCGAATCAGGATTCAACAACATCAGGTTATTCAGCAAAAGAGAATTCAGAGCCAGGCTCAGCAAACGCTGGAGCATTCGCAACTGGAACATCTTACACAGACACACTTAATGCAATTGATGCTTCAACAAGCACATTCGCATACCGTAACGTAGGTTACACAAACAATGGTCTTCAAATTACTTACAACCCAACATACGGTTCAGTAACAGTAGATCAGCTTCTTGATACAGCAAAGCTTTTCAAGGAGTCAATGGAAGTTATGATCGCAACAGAAATGTCAGAAGGTACTCTTGAAAACGTTCTCGTCGTTTTCGGTCAGCCATCAGACACTCTTACAACAACAGGAACAGGAACATCTAAGGTCGATACACTCGGTCTTGCAGCAGGTGCTCTTGGTGTAGCTCCAACAGAGCGTCAGCTTATTGCAGTTGGACAGGCTCCAACAGCAGCAGCTACAAAGGCAGAGCGTGTATACTATGCACGTCGTGTTCTTTCTGTACAGCAATCACAGTTCTCTCTTGCTCGTAACGCAGCAACAGTATTCCCAGTTAACTTCCGTCTTCTCCCAGACGGTGCTTATCAGGGCAAGGAATACGGTGTAATCGTTGACCGTGTTCTTACAGCATAATTAATATAATTTAATTGCAGAGACCCCCGATTCGTCGGGGGTTTTCTGTTGTACATATAATATGTATATGTTATAATTATTATACAATCCATAGGAGGATATAAATGGCAAGTACAGTATATGATGTAGAAGAAATTCAATTACAAAATGGCAATGTCGTCAAACTAAAGCCTTTAACAATTAAAGAGCTTAGAAAGTTTATGGCAGCTATTTCAAAGACAGCGGACGCTACAACTGAAGATGAAACACTTACAATTTTAATTGATGCATGTGCAGTAGCACTTGAAAAGCAACTACCAGATTTAGTTGCAGATCGTGACGCATTCGAAGATGTATTAGATGTTCCAACAATCAACCGTATCCTTGAGGTATGTGGTGGTATTAAGATGGATGATGCAAATTTGATAGCGGCAGCGGTTCTAGCTGGGGAGAACTAGATCTAGCTGCTTTAGAAGGAGAAGTTTTTCTCCTTGGTCATTGGAAGAGTTACGAAGAACTTGAAGACAATCTTTCAATGCCAGAACTGGTTCAAACTCTCAAAGCTATACAAAAGAAAGAATCAGAAAATAGAAAGTTTCTAGCATCAATGCAAGGTGTTGATCTAGAAGAAGAAGTACAAGAAGAAAAAGGTTCTACCTTTGAAGATGTTCGAAGAAGAGCTCTTGGAATTGAAGCCACACAAGATGATGTTGTTTCACTACAAGGACAATTCGCAGCGGAAGCTGGATTCGGAATCAATGCAGGGTTAGGATACTCGAAGGAGTAAATGGTTGTCTGAGCAAAATATTAATACGAACATAACTGCTACGGCTAATTTTTCTGGCCTAACGTCGCAGTTGCAAGCGGTGACCGCTGAATTAATAAAGCTCCAAACAACAACCGTAGGACTCAATAAAAACTTACAAAACCAGATAGGCGTCATGAACCGTTCTTTTGCGGATTCAATGACGTCTACTGGCCAATTCTCAAAACACTTTGTTACGCTTACATCTGATGTTGAGAAGTTCGGCAAGAATCTTGATAGCGGTAGACTAAAGCTAAGCCAGTACTACAACACTTGGCAGGGTCACGTAAAGAACTCTAACACCCTTATTAAAGATCTAGCAAAGCAACAGGTGATGCTAGAGAATGCAATTATTCAGCCTTTAGGTAAAAATGCACAAGGCTTAATGCAGTATAACGTAATGGTTCAAAGAGGGCTAGACACTACAAAAGAAAAGATGTCCCTCTTAAGACAAGAGCAAGCTATTGTTAATAAGGTTATGCAAGATGGTGCAAACCAATTAATTAACTGGGGTAAAAATACCCAATGGGCTGGTCGTCAGTTAACAGTCGGACTCACAGTTCCAATTGCAGCCTTTGGCGTTGCTGCATCAAAAGCATTTAGAGAAGCTGATCAAGAACTTGTTAGACTAACTAAGGTTTATGGCGGATTAACAGCTGTATCTTCTGCTGAGTTAGCTAAAGTAAGAAAAGATATCTCTGAAACAGCAAAAGAATTAGCATCGTCTATGGGTGCATCTTATAAAGAAACAATTGGATTAGCAGCTGATATTGCCGCAACTGGTAAAGAGGGTGTAGACTTAATTGCTGCAACTAAAGAAACAACAAGACTAGCGGTACTTGGTGAGGTTGACAGACAAGAAGCAATGAAAGCCACGCTTGCAATTCAGTCAGCATTTAAGCAAAACACTGATGAGCTTACAAAATCAATTGACTTCCTCAACTCAGTTGAAAACCAGACTTCTACTAGCCTAGCAGATTTAGTTGAAGCAATTCCTAAAGCAGGTCCAGTAGTACAAGCAATGGGTGGAAGCATCAAGGATGTTGCGCTCTATTTAACAGCTATGCGTGAAGGCGGAATTAATGCAAGCGAGGGTGCTAACGCACTCAAGTCTGCGTTAGCATCATTAGTAAACCCAACCAAGGTTGCTAAAGAAATGTTTAACGGCTTCGGTATTGATTTAAGCGGGATTGTAACAAAGAATGCTGGAAACTTAACAGAGACAATCCTGCAGCTACAATCTGCATTAGATACTCTTAACCCACTTCAAAAGCAACAAGCAATCGAACAGCTATTTGGAAAGTTCCAGTTCTCTAGAATGAACGCATTGTTTGCTAACTTAGGAAAAGAAGGATCTCAAACCCTTAAGGTTTTAGATCTTATGAAAGCAAGCTCCTCACAGCTTGCAGACATATCTGCTCGAGAATTAGCGCAGGTCACAGAGTCTGCATCTGGACGATATAAGAGAGCTCTTGAATCTGTTAAAGCAGATTTAGCAGGAGTTGGAGAATCCTTCCTTAAGATTAATACATATGTACTACAGGCAATTGATGGCATCGTTAAATTCGTTAATCATCTTCCTGGGCCAATCAAGAGCGTCCTGACATTTGTAGGCGGTCTAACAGCCCTTGCAGGCCCTCTGATCATGCTTACAGGTGTGCTTGGCAACTTCCTTGGATACGTAATTAAGGGAGTCTTTGCCCTTAAAAATATGGGCAAAGGTAAAGATGGATTTAAGCTATTAACACCAGAAATTATGGCGGCAGCAAAAGCTGGAAACCTTCTTCATGATTCATTTTATAGCGATGCAAAAGCTACAGAAACATTAAGAGATTCTGTATTTTCATTAGCTGAAGCATTTAATGCTGTTAAGGTGGCAGCTTTAGAAGCTGGGGTAGCAACAAATAAAGTTATATCTACAGCTCAAGGCAACGTAATAATTTCTCCATCTTCAAGAGCAATTAATGGTGAAAGAGTTGCAAATAAAAACAGCCCATTTATTGGAGCTCCATATACAAGAGATATGGTTCACACAAATCCAACTGCAAGCAAGTCTGCAGAGGCAAGAGCAGCAGAAACAATTTTCTCAACAGTTCCTGGGCCAAAGCCAGTAAATCAAAAGGTTTCAAATAACCCACAAATTTACATGAACAACGATCTTCCAAAAATTAATGGAATCACATCTGTAAATGGAGTATCAACTGGAATAGTTGCTGCAGAGGCAGCAAAGTGGCATGCTATGACAGCGGCTATTGCTACACAATCAGAAGCAGAAATTGCTAAGCTAAAAACTGAAGTTGCTGCTACAGGAACTGTCACATCAGAATTAAGCGATGCATATCAACAAATGCTTCCAGCTATGTCAGAGCTCACAACACTTGCTGCTCAAGATGCAGAGATGATTGTCAAAGAACTTCAAGCTGGCACACTAACAGTTGAAGCTGCAAGAGCAAAAATATTCCAGTTAAATGCAACAGTGGAAGCTATGATGGCGGAAACAGCAACTCAGATTGCAACTGGCATGGGAAGAAATATAAACTTAACTACAGTACCGTTGACAAGCCAGCCAGTAGTATCAGCAGCTGGCAAATCAAATATGAAAGAGCTTTTTCACAAAACAGAAACATCGGCATTAGCAGATGCAATTGCAAGAAACTTAGGCGTTAGAACATCTGGCGGCGGATATAGTATTGAGACTACTATACCTAAGAGACTTAATTCTGGTGGCAAGGTCGGCGGAGTATATAATCCTAATGTTCATGGGGCAGTTGTTCCTGGTGACACATCAATAAATTATGATAATACTCCAGCCAGAGTACCACTTGGTGGATTTGTATTAAATCAAGAAGCTTCAAGAAATAATCCAGAATTAGTAGAACGTGCTAAAAATGGATATAACGCTGGTGGACAAATTGATGCACTTCTTACTCCAGGAGAAACTGTTGTAGATCCAAGAACATATCAAGAAAATAGATCAGCTTATGATATGGCTAATTCTTCAAGAAAAAGAATTTCATTTAGAAATGCAGGCGGTCTACTCGGTGGACAAGTCGTGCCAAGAAGACTAAATTATGGAGAAGTAAATAGCGATGCTCAATTAAAGTATTATACAGAGTTCCATACAAGTAAAGACTGGAACCCTTATGCAAGAGCGGGTGCAATTGCAAATGATGCTGAGGCTTTGGCTAGAAATGGCGTACCATACAAAGAGGCTGTAAGAGAAGCAACTAAATGGTTTGATGATAGATGGGCTAGAACACTTGCTGAAAATGGTGGAGAATTTAGTCAAGCTAAGTTTACTGAAATTACTCAGGGTAGCTATAAGAACTTTGAAAAAGAATTAAGAAAGAAATATACTCTCAAGAAATCTCTTTCTAAAGACTGGAATAAGAGAACAGGTTCTGGCGCTGCCCCTACAAGAAAAGATTGGCAGTACACATCTGGCGGAATCGACATTAATTTAAGAAAAGATATTCTTACTGAAATGTTGGATGATAAGAACATTAGCTCAAGTGCTGTAAGCAGATTAATTAAGGAGTCTGGAGTTGCAACTTTGCATAGAGCTCATGCAGTCCCAGGTGTAGAAAACAAGCTTTCAGGATTCAACTACCTTGGCCAGGCAGTTTTGCAGCCAGGCGAAATAAATACATTGGCTAAAGATTTAAATCATTATGGTATTCATCCAAACGCTTTCTCATTAGATGTTAATGAGAATAAAAAGTCAATGAATACAGTTGCCAAAAAGCTTGGCTATCTTGACCATGAAGATATGGTTAAGAGCTTATCTTCAAGACAGTCTGCTCAAGCTAGACCACCAAGAAGATGGGCAGTAAGAAATGGCATGACTGCCATTATGGAAAGATTAGTTAAATCAAGCCCAGCAGACTTTAGAGCATACATGGCCCGTCCAATGATTGCCAATAGATTGGCAATGAATTCTGGAGGAGAGATCGGTGGAGTTGTAACATCTGGTAAAAAGAATTACGGAATCACTATTGGAGAAAGAGGCTTTCCACTATTTAAGGGAAGATACAAATCTCCATTAATGTTGCATCCTGAGCAAGTTAAGCTTCAGGAAAAAAGAACTGCAGAGCGTTTAGCTAAAGCTCCAAAAGACGCAGAAGGAAGAATTTGGCAGACTCCATTAGAGCTAGCCTATATTAGAGAAGGAAAGATGAGCATGGGTAAAAACCCTATGCCAAAATCTTACTATCAAGATTTATCAAATGATGATCCAGCACATGGAGCATTACAGATTGGAAGATATAGACCTCCAATTCATGTAAGAAATCAATATGTCGGAGAGCAGATTAGATACTCTTCCCCAACAAACTGGAGAGGGCGAGAGGGAATTTCCTCACCAGCATTTGAAGTTGGCACCCTTGAAACTAGAGCAAAGTCTGCGTTGTATAAATATATGCAGGGAGATTACTCTGCAATAGATGATCCAGCAGTTCAAAAATATTTATCTACACTAAGAACTAAATTCACTGGCACCCTTCATAGAGGAGTTAGACACACATCTAGTCTGCCTCCAGTAATTAGAGATTTAATTCAGCAAGGCAAATGGGCAGAGCTAGTTGGCAAAGAGTTCATCATGCGTCGCTCATCATGGAGCACAAATAAAGATACGGCAGAAGGATTTGGTCAGCTTCAGCTTATTGCTAATGTGAAAAATAGAAATGCGGTACCAGCATCTCAGATTTTCCCAGATTTGACTTTCCAGTCTGCTCAAGGGCCAGTCCCAGTAAATGAAAGCGAAGTTTACATGGGTGGAAAGTTTAGAGTTGTTGGTGCAGAAAAGAATAAACTTAGACTCCAAGCTATTTATGATGCAGCTCGTGAAAAGGGCGGTCCTGTTAATAAGAGTAGACCATACCTAGTTGGCGAAAAGGGCCCAGAGCTCTTTGTTCCAAATGCTAATGGAAAAATTGTTCCAGGCTACAACATGGGCGGAATTATTAAGCAACTATTAGTTATGGCTGGAGTTGGTCAAGCATCCTCTATGGTAGGACAAAAAGTTGGTGGAGTTGGCGGAGAAGCAATATCAACTATTGGTCAACTTTTACCATTCCTCATGATGGGCAATGCGGGAATGGGGTCAGGAAGTAAACTAAGTTCTAAGTTGCCATCAAGCTGGAATCAGGCGGCATTTGTAGAATCAAAGGGAGGATCTAGTTTAGCATCCTCACTTGGTGGAAATACAAAGATGCTGTCTGCGTATGGCGCAAAAATGACACAGTTGGCAACAACAGGTGGAAAATTTGGATCTACAATTGGTAAGCTAGCCCTAGGCATGAGCAGATTTAATTTGGCTCTTGGTGTAGGAACAACAGCTGCTGTAGTGGCATGGAAGGCTTGGAAGAATCATAACGAACACTTAAGAGTTGGTGCTCTTCAATATGGCCTTACTGCAGAAGCTGCTAAAAAAGCAGGACTTAAATTTACTGATTACAATCAAAAAATGAAAGATGCAGTTTCAACAATTAAAGACCTTAATGAAAAAAATCAATTGATTTATGAAAGCATGACTCAATCTGATACTCCTATTAACCTTACAATAAAACAGTATAAGGCATTGAAGAAAGAAGTTCAGTCAACTTATGCCGATCAAATTAAACTTATTAATCAGACAAAAGACTCTAAGTCTATAAATAAAGTAGCGCTTGATCTTAAAACTCAATTAATTGCAGCAGGAATGTCAGCAGAAGAAGCGACTAAAAAAATCTATACAATGTTTAAACTTTCAAATAAAGCATCTAGTGCCGTTGCTGCAACGGTTGGCAATACAAGATTTAATCAAATCAGTGACCCTCAAACAGCAGCAGTTGCAGCTGTTGGAGGATATAAGTCTGCATCTAAAGAAGGCGGAGTAGAAGGTGCAAATGCTGTGAATACTGCATTAACTGCAATTGATACAGGAATTCAAGACAGTATTGAAAGAAGTAAAAAAGCTGCTATGGCTGATAAGACTGGAAACACTAAAGTCCTTACGCAGTATGAAGCAGAATTAAAGATGATTAATAGAATTAATAATTCTAAAAAAGATGGAACCAAAATTACAAAAGACACTATTGATCAATTAGCAAAAGAAAATCCTGCTATAAGAGAAATAGCTACCGAACAAGATACAGTAGTAAGCTTATGGCAAAAAATGGATCTAGCTACAAAAGGCTATTCTGGAAATCTTTCAGAACTTGGCTCAGAAGCTGTAGCTACTTTAAGTAAAATAGCACAGGCTATATCAAATGCAACCATTGCAGCTAATAAAGAAGGTCTTCTAAAAGATCAATATAACTTATTAGATAAGCTCACTGCACAAAGAGACAAATTACTTAAGGCTGCAAAAGGACAGAGTGTACAACAGCAGATAAATGATAGAGATGCCCTTGCTGCGCTAAATAAGCAAATTGATAAAAACAATAAGCTTGCTGATGCTAGAAAAAAGGCACTTGATGCTGCAAAACAAGATGCTGATTTAGCTAGAGCTATTGAAAAGAAAAAGCTTGAAATACAAAGCGCTATTGCTTCTGGAAATGATACACAAGCTCAACAGGCCCAACTGGACATGGAAGGCCTTTTAAAGCAACAGCAATATGAGTCACAAGTAAAAGCAATTGATAAATCTGTTGAAGATGCAAACGCACCACTTTTAAAACAAATTGAGGCTATACAGAATAAGCAGCAAAAATTAGCTGATGGCGCCGCTTTAGCTGGAGAAGGTTTATCTAAGCTAAATGACAAAATTGCTACACAGAAAGATAAAATTGATGCAGTAAATACTGCTATGACATCATTTAGACTAAATGCAGCGGCTGCTGGAAAGTCTTTAGAGGAATGGGCAAAAGATCCAGATGGAATGAAGCAAGCAACTGCTATAACTAATGCTGCAAAAAATGCTGGAGTTAAAACAACGGCAGGACAAAATAGCGTTACATATACTCCAGGAATAGGTCCAGTTGTAAATAAGGTAACAAATTCTCAAGCGGGACTTGATCTTTTAAAAACAACTCAAGCTGCAGTAGAAAAAGGATTATCTGCACAAAATATGGAAGTTCAAAACTCTGGTGATATATACATAAATGGATCAAAACAAACTGTTCAAAAAAATGTTGATGCTGGAGGAAAAGCTTTAAAAACAATAACAGCAAAAATTGAAACAACTGGCTATAGCGCAAATACAGTAGGCAAAGGGTCATTAATGGCTGCTGGTGTACCATTGATCAAAGGCGCAATGTTTTTAGACAGTGCTGGTAAGAAGTGGGTAGTAGGAGATCAAAGCGATAGAATGGGAATGAATTTCCATGTAACGCAAAAGGCTGGATATGGTCTTATGAATATTGATCCAAAGAAGCCTACAATTGTTGGTGACCGTGGACCAGAGATGATTTTTGGGAATATGGTTATTCCAAATATGGCAAAGGTTCCGTTTGCTGGACCAAGATATGATGTAGCAAAAGCATCTATGAAGATGAAGGATATGGGCATGTCATCTTCAAATGGCACATATAACGTAACTCAAAATATTTACGCATCAGACGGAATGGATGTAGAAGCACTTGCAAATATGGTTGTTAAGCAAACTAAGTTAGCAATTGGACAAGAAGCTAAGGTTAATGCTAAAATGGTTGGAGTAAAGAGGACAATCTAATGACATTATACTTACCAGTTGGTTCCGCTCTGTTTGTTGATACTTCAATAACCAGCACACCTTCATGGCAAAAACTTACTGAGCATAACCGTCAGCCAGTTGGAATAGACTCTAATAGAATTGAAAAGGTACAGAGAACTTCTAATGGAACCCTTAGAAAGATATTCATTGCTGATAAGATTAGCGTCAATACATCCTGGAGTGCTCTTCCCTCATACAGCACAATGACAGTTGATGCAGGCTGGGGAGCCGAAGACATGAGATCCTTTTATAATGATAAGGGTAAGGGCACCTTTAAGGTTAAGATAGCCTATAACTCATCTAGATCAGAAGAAAAGCTAATGGCATTTAATTCATTTAACATGACAATGACTAAAAGAAATGTCAAGGAAAAAATTAGCGATACCCCGCAGGCATTTTGGGAGATAAGCTTTTCATTGGATGAGGTCTAATGTTAACAGCAACTCAAGCTACTTTAGATAAAATAAATAAGTCATATTCTTATTCCATGCTTCCTGGATGCTGGATTGAATATAATATGAATGACCTTATTGATGGTGCTGCGATTAATAATTATGATGTATCTGGGGCGGTAGCAAATACATATAAGCGTGATGTTAATGGTATTAAGTATGAGCCATTCTCTAAACTTTTCCCAATTACCTCTATTATTGATCCAAGAAGACCAAAAGTGTCTGGTATCAAATATAAGATTTTAAATCCAAATGTCCCAGACGAGGTTATTGATTATAAGTCATCTGGCAACATGCCATACAGATTATACTTTGCTGGACAAAAAATACAGTATAAGTATTGGGTTAGCCCTCCAGGTGGAGCATGTAATCTTAAATTAACATATCCTGAAGCAAAGACAGCACAAGTAAATAAGGTGGTAGTAAAATTTGAAGTATCACACTCAAAGCCAACTGCATGGACTGTAAAGATAACTAAGCTAGATGGAACACAGCAAACTGTCACAAATCCAACTGTTCCAGATAATGGAGTAGTCAGCTTATATTACAACGGATCTACCTGGACAACAACAGAATTTACAACTCCATCTGATCCAGTTGGGGTAAAAGAAATAGCAGTACAGGTTACCTCAATTAGTGTTGCAGATGAGTACACTGGAATCATAGAGCTATCTGGAAGATATGTCTTGGATGTATCTGACAAGCTAATAGGCTATCAAATATCAAAGAAGTCTTCTGATAGCAGTGATGGAATTGTTCCAGTTGGAAATGTTACATCTAACTCGATGTCTCTCACAATTAACTCATTTGATAGATCGGTTATATCTTTTGACAAGACTTACACATTTGATAAAACAAAGATAAACCTATATAAGAATATTAAAGTGACTCCGTTTTATACAATAGACTCAGAAAAGATTAATCAGGGGACATTTTATATAGAGTCATTTAGTATTGGAGAGTATGGAGACATTACAATCCAGACTATGGATGGGGCAAAGTTTCTTCAGGAAACAATGGCTCCAGATATTCTTATTAGCGACTCTCCATCGCAGGCTATAATAAGACGGCTACTAGATAGCATTGGATTTACTAACTACAACTTTAATACTTCTTCTACAGATACATCTACAATTAGACCTTACTACTGGTATACAGACGACACAAGAACCGTATGGGATCATATTCAGGATCTATGCAAAGATACCCAAATGATAGCCACGTTTGATGAAAATGATGTCCTGCAATTCTATACACGTGAGTACCTGTTTGATAAAACTAAAGCAGTGTCGCAAACATTTAGATATGAAGCCAATGGAGATCTTCTACCTAATATAATGAGCTTTCAAAAAGATGATGTTGCGTCAGTAAAAGCTGTAAAAGTTATTTATACTCCACAAATTAGTGGAGCTTATGGAGCTTCAGCAGATCCTTTATATCAAGCACCGCTTATTACGTTAGGTGCATCTGCACTGACTAAGACATTGACTGCAGCTGCTACAACTGGTGATTCCATGTTCCTTGAGCCTGTAATTATATACAGCACAATAACAGATTCTGTTACAAGAAATAAGAGTGGCTACTTTGTCCTCAATGATGAAATAATTGAATTTGATGCTGTGAAGTATATGTATAAGGTAGCTAATACAGAAACAGTTGCAGACATTTGGATTACAAATGATTTAGATGTTTCAAAGGCTTTAGGTCTTTCCAGCCCAGGAACTCTTAAGCCTACTGGTGAATATAGAATTAAAACAAGAAATGCCTTTAATGCCCTTCCAGAACCTAAAGAGCACAAGGTTGATTTAGATGGGCTAAGAGCTGAATGGACCACAAAGGTTTTGGATATCAAGGCTAAGACTTCATCTTCTGATGAGTCTAAGGTCTCAATTACATCTACAAACTCAGATAAAAAGCAGGTTCCAAGGTCAATGCTTGAAGTAACTGCAATGGAAGATAATCTAAAGTATACGATAGCTACTACTACAAAGGCTAAGTTTTTATCTTCAACTTCAGAAAACTTTATTATAGGAACAACAATGTTCTTTCCATTAGTTACAGATCCTAAAACAGGTAGAGCAACTGGTGAGCAGAAAACAGTTGGAGGACTTGCATTTTCTTTAACTGAAGATTGTAAATCAGGGTATCTCCTAAAAATAGGAACTTCTCAGAATGTAACAAAGGACCAATCATATCGTGATGTTCAATTGTATAAGATTGTCAATGGCGAGCTGAAACCTTTAACAGATAATCAAAAGAAGCCAGAAAGTTCAATTACTGGAGTTAGAGGTGGAGAACTTTATAAGGTTGATATTAAAGTAAGCAAAACTGTTCCAGCAGGAACAACTGGTGACCTTCTAACATTTAAAATAATGTTTAATAACGAAATTATATACGCAACAGATCCAGACCCTCTGACACTAAGAGAAAGAGTTGGTTTGGTTGGTATAGAAGGCACTAGTTCATATGACTACGTTTATACATCGTCGATCACACCAGATGAATTTACAAAGAATGAGGCTTATAACCTATACCAAGGGTTCCTATCTGGTTCAGGAGTTCTAACAAAAACATTTGGAGATTTTGCACTTACAAAATCTACAACTACAGAAAAACAAATGTGGACAGCAGAGTTTGGCCCAGTAGCAAGAGAGCTTAAGAAAATTGTTACAAAATATGCAACACGCCCAGGTATACCTATGTACCCGCAGCTAACCCTCAACCCGTTTGCCACAATAGTGGGATACTCGCTAGATTCATTTGGAGTAGAGATGTTTGTTTTAAATAACTCTGGAACCTTTATTCCTCTTTCTGACAATGAGGATAAGGGCCTATCTGTAGTTGGAAGATCCATTATTTCTCAAGACCCATTTGAATACCTTGACCCAGAACTGTCAGCAACACAAAATCAAGAGCAACTGGCATTTGAATCTACATGGATCCAGAAAGAGACGGAGGCAAAAGCTTTGTCATCATGGATGAAAACTCAATGGTCCAAGCAGCAATCTGTTATATCTATGGATGTATTCCCAAACCCTTTAATCCAGATAGGTGATGTTGTAGAGATATCTTACCCACTCAATAACGTTTATGCAACAGGTGACTCTGGTACAGCCTCTAAGTATCTAGTTCTCGACGTAGACCAATCGTGGGATTCAAATGAGCCTAGCACCTCGGTAGTTTGTAGATCGATTTATGTATAATGAAATGGTAAAATGTAAATATGACAAGTAAAAGCCCAAAGATCAGTGGAAGTCAGATAGCTCCAAGACAAAAGATTAAGCTATTGCCAGACAGTCCGCTCATTGATATACTAAAGCCAGAGCATTATGAGATTGTTGATCCAGGATCTCTTGAGTCATTTGATGTTGCATATCAGGGCCTACCAAATTCAAAAGGTGAATATGACTTAGAGTCCGACCTGGGTCTTGTAGAGGAGCCAGAAGACTTAGACGAGTTTATGGCATCCTTGGTTGCTCCAAACCTAGACGATATTCAGCTAGTCAAGTCAGAGACCTACTTTGATGTCAATGGAAATGAAGTCGCAAGATTTAGCTTTAAAATTAGAAACCATGTCGGAGATTTGGTTGTGGGGGTAAATGGTTATGGGTCATAATATTTCAATGAATGGTGAATATGTATTCTATGAAAATGGAATAGAGGTTCATAGAGAAAAGAATCTAATTACTAAATTCGGTAAGAGGTTTTTAACTGGCTACTTAGCTGGACAGAGCTCATTTACTCAAAAAGATATTGCAGTTGGAATAGGCACAACAGCAGCATCAGTAGATGATAATCAGCTAGAGTTTGAATTCTATAGATCTTCTGTATTTTTGTCTAGCATGGATATCCAAACAGACTCTATAACTGGAGAGTCTACCTACTCTGTTGTATATAAAACAACTCTTCCTGTAGATGTAGATGGAGTTATTACAGAGGTAGGGCTTTTCCCTTCTGCCACAGTTGGCAATACAGATTTTTCAAGTAGGTTTATAACTTCGTTTGAGAATCCAAACTCATGGACGGATTCAAATGGAGACCTTCCAGAAACTGTCAATACTCCAGATCCAAGAATTGGTCAATCCTTATTTAAAATCTCAGCTTTATCTGGAGCAGAAAAAGAATATTGGTTTGCCACATCATTTGATGTTTCTGGGTATAGCAATAATGACTCATTGTCTTTGGCATTTAGGCAGGCAGATGCAAACTTAGACTATGCATTTATTAGATTTTATAATTCCGATACAGCATATTATGAAATTCAATTTCCAGGATCGTCTGCAGGTAATAAGCTAATTAAATTAACTATGGATAATTTATTTAATAATCTAACTGGTACTCCAGAGTCTTCAGAAGTAACAAAGATTTCTGCTGGAATTAAAGCAAAATCAACTGGAGCGGCTACAGCATATCTTGATGGATTAAGAATAAATGACGAGGACTCATATAACCCACAGTACGGACTGATCAGTAGGTCAGTTTTGGACACGCCAATAACCAAGGTTATTGGAAGACAGATGGATATAGAGTATAGACTAGGATTATCTCTATAATATGTTGCCACCAGATTCTTTAGACTACACAGACACAAACCTTGGACTTTCTGTTCCAGCTGATGTGCAGGCTGATCCTGCAAAAGCTGCAAGCCAAGTTTCTAAAGATTCATATGACATAGTTTTAGAGGGCATGCCAATAAGAGTTGGAAAAGAATTTGTTTTTTCATTTCAGTATGTATATCAAAACCCAACCACTGGAACTTTAATAAACGGTCCATCTTCTGCATTATTTAGAACTGGATTACAGATTGTAGATAGAACTGAGGCTGTGTCAAATCTATCAGTTAAAGCTGGGTATAAGAGCTATGAGCTAAAGTGGGACCCAGTTACATTTGAGGGATTTATCGACCTTCAGGTTTTTGAATCCTATACCAGCGATTTTGCAGTAGCAGAGCTTAAGTATGTCGGTAAATCAAATCAGGTTAATATACTTACAGCAAATACAACTGCAAGATACGTCAAGGTCATCACAAGAGACAAATGGAATAACTCAAAGACATATGTTCATCCTACTGCAATTATTCCATTAAATCCAGATCCTGATACATCAACGCCACCATCACCACCATCTGGAGCAGTAGCAACTGGATCAATAGATTCAAATGACCTCAGTGGATTTGGCGGACAGATTATAGTATCTTGGACTGCAAATACAGATTCTAATACATCTGGATATATTATTAGATGGTCTACGGACAATCCGTCATCTGTAGCAACACCCAATTGGGAGTATGGTCAAGTAGAAGGAAAGACAGTAACATCATTTAAAGTTACAGGCCTTCTTCTAAACACAACATATTATTATCAGGTTACAGCAAAAAGTCCGTACAATTCCTTATCTTGGACTGCATCACCTGTACAAACACTATCCCCAATAGTTGATTCTACAGCTGGCGGAGCTTGGTCAAGAATTAAATCATTTTTAACTATTGGCGGAGCTACTGGAGATCTGTTTAAATTTGGAACAGCTATCCCAGCATCATTAAACTTTAGTACAACTACCACACCATCATTGACTTCTGGAACATATAATGGAACTATTTTAAATATATCAACAACAAATGTTGGCAACAACTACTGGCTAAACACTGGTAGATTTAGAGTAGGAAGTGCAACATCATTCCTTTATTGGGATGGCTTAGATATATATACTACTGGAAAGATTAATGCCACTGGTGGATCATTTACAGGAGATGTTCAATTAAATGGCGGAAGCTTATATGCTGGATCTCTTCCTAATAGCGGACAAAGGGTTAGACTAAACTCATCTGGAATATTTGCATATAACTCTTCTGGGACCCAAACCTTCTCTCTAGATACTGCTGGATATATAAATGCAATATCTGGCTTAATAGGAGGTTGGACACTAGGATCAACTTCATTGTCTTCTAATGGTGTAACAATAAGTAACACGGGACAGATATCCCTTGGTGATACTGCTACAAATAGCGTATACTTAAGCTCAGTAGATACTGGGTATAGATTATGGATTGGTTCAAATTCAGGATCCAATGCTCCATTCAGAGTAAGTAAAGCTGGAGTTTTATATGCAAGTGGTGCAACAATTGATGGCAATTCAAGCATATCTGGTACGGTAAGCATTGGAGGGTCATCCGCTTCTACCGTTGTTTCAAACGCTAATGGTGCACTTCAGCCAGGCGGAACTTTGACTGGATCTGTTTCTGGTACTGCAACCATTAATGGAACTACAGCTTCAACTGTTGTCAGCCGAGCAACTGGTGCAGTGCAACCAGGAAATGGAGTTGGAGTAAACGCCACTACAAGGACAATTGAAACTATTACTGCTGGAACAACACTAACTTTAAAATCTGGTGGAGCAAAACCTGTTATTTTAGACAATACAGGTTTAAGAATGAATGATGGAACGCAGGATACTTTATTTTTAGATGCATCAACTGGATCTGCAGTATTCAGGGGAACTATCTATGCATCAGCAGGATCATTTGCAGGATCTTTATCTGCTGCAAGTGGTACATTTTCTGGAACCATAACATCTGGTAATGGAAGCTCCCTTGGAGACTGGAAGGTAGACTCAGAGGGCACTTTAGGGAGCGGTTTAGGTTTAGGAGGAACTTATCTTTATGCTAATAGTGCTTCTGGTAGCGGAGTAACATTTTCTATATACACTGGCAAAATGATTTTTGCCGCTCAAGGATTTTCCTCTACAGCAGCTGCACCGATAGTATTTGCAAATGCCTCTCCGCAAATATCTTCAGCTGGTGGAGTAAGAATAAATAATGCATTTGCTCCTTCTGCAGACGATAGTTTTTCATTAGGGTACACTACAGCAAGATGGCAAATTGTGCGATCTGCTGGAGGGGTATCAACAACATCTGACAGAAGAATTAAGACTAATATTGAAACATCAGATTTAGGATTAGACTTTATTAAACTATTAAAGCCAGTTAAATATAAGTTTATTAGTGGAGGCAAGGTCCCAGCAAATGGGGTTGGCCCTATCATTGTAGATGATAAGGTAGTAGATACAGAGTATATAGATATACCTGGAGTGAGAGATCATTACGGATTTATTGCTCAAGATGTAAAAGAGGCCATCGATATATCTGGAGTTAATGATTTTGCAGGATGGCAGCTAGAAGATAAAGATGATCCAGATTCTCAACAAGCTCTAGTGCATCACCATTTTATTGCTCCTCTTACAAAGGCTGTACAAGAATTGTCTAATATGGTAGAATCATTACAACAAGAAGTAAATACTCTGAAAGGTATATAATGGATAACAGATTAGAATTAGTAGTTCAAGCACTACAAGAAAGAATTGGACAGCTGGTCTCACAGTATGAGACACATGTTGCAATTCTTCGTGCTGAAATTACAGAGTTGCAAAACAAAATTAATTCCCAAGAGGGAAAAACGGGAGAATAAAAAATGGCTCAAAACTTGCTAGATATGAATATTAATCCAGGGGATCCAGTTACCTCTGACTTGCTGAGTAATATTATTACTAATATTCAAAAAATTAATACTGGGGCAAGCGCATCGGTAGTTGGTGTCAATATTGGTAACTCTACAACTACTCCAGAAAAAACTTATACAACTGGTGCTTCAGTGCCTTATTATGCAACTAAAGATGTTACTAAAATTAAAAGTAAAACAGTTACAATGTCTGGATTTGCTAGCCCACCAGTAGTAAGTTTAACATTAAAAGTAAAATCAGCAGCAGAGCAGTTAACAAAGAAGTATCAGCCAGTATTGATTGATGTTACTGCAACTTCGTTTACATTTAGATGTATCCCGTATGGAGCATCAGCAAACGGACCTGTTGAGATAAATTGGATTGCAGTAGGAGATCCAGCTACAAGCTAACTATTGACAAGCTAGACCAATATGCTACAATTCAGTTGTAGCATCAAAGTCACGTACCCGTGACTTTTTTCGTATAAAGGTAGATAATGAGTAACGATTTGAAATGGATGCTTTCATCCGACCAGCAATTTCCTTATCAAGATGATAAGATGATTGCTCTGTGGTTTAAGGTAATGAAATGGTTTAAGCCAGACGTCGTAGACTACCTTGGTGATACAGACGATCAGGCATGTTATAGCAAGTACACAGAAGGAAGATCAGCGGAATTTCTACAGCTTCATAAAGATGATAGCCGTGATTTAATTGTTCCAATGATGCGCCACGAAGCAAAGGGTGCTAGAGATTTCTATGCTAAGACACGTGAGATGCTTCCAGATGCTCAGCTATTTTCTGCTTTAGGAAATCACGATATCCGCATTTTTGATTACATTGATAAGAAGCTTCCCGATTATGCTAAAGACGTTACTCCAGAGTCGCTATGGAGTCTAGACTCCCTTGGATATGAGTATATCTACTACAATGATTTGCCTAAGCGTCGCTTTGGTGACATTCACGTGCACCACGGACTTTCAGTTGCAGCAGGCGGAGCAGCAAGAAAAGACATGGAAGATCTGCAGATTTCTTTAATTAGAGGACATTCTCATAGAATTGCATCCCACATGGTTACATATGAGCTCAGAAACAACGGAGAGGGAGAAACTCTTCGTGGATATGAGATTGGCCACATGTGTGATGAAAAGTCTGATGGTATGAAGTATACCCAGCACCATGATTGGCAAAAGGGTTTTGCTATCGCACATATTGAAAATGGAGAATACCCACACGTACAAATGATTCACGTATCTCCAGAATATAGTTGTGTAGTTGATGGAAAGTTATTTACACTATAATGAGATGCGCTAAATGTAATGGAAGAGTTTTTATTGACCGTGTGTTTTCACAAAAGCTACACATGGAGCTATACTGCGTAATGTGCGGTAAGCGATGGATGATTAATAAGGAAACGAGTGCATTCGGAAGATGGCTAGATCTAGTAGAAGAAGACTACAAAAAAGGTTTCTCTATTTCTTCCTAAACGAAAAGCTTCATAAAGTCTTAAGTGCTTCTCGTGCAAAAGACGAACTGATTGCTTGGTGTTATAAAGACAAGAAAAGAGTTCTTTATTCTTATTCACAGGTTAAGAAGTATATGGAAGAAGCATATACGGTAGTTCAAGTTGCCGAGATGCTGGGTAGACACAGGGTTACAATCCAGGACTACATCCTGGACGGTAAAATTATTACCCCTGAAAAAGTTTATCCAATAGGTGATCCAGAAAGCGAATGGTATAAATATATGTTTAGTCAAAAAGACATTTTAGACTTACATGAGTTTTTATTAGAATCTGGTCACACACAAGAACTACCATCACGAGCAGAGCTATTGGCTCTTCTCAAAAACAATTTAGTACTGTATACTAAGACAGAAGACAATCGGTTTGTACCAGTATGGAAGGCGGAGTAATGTCAGCAGATACAAAAGTTAGTGTTGATCTTAGCTTTACACGTAATTTAGGTAATTACGAAAGCATTAAGATTAACATCGGGGTTCAAGATATAGTTAGACAAGGCGAGACAGTAGATACTGCCACAGAGCGTATCTATGCATTTGTTGAGAATAAGCTTATTGAAAAAACCTCAGAAGTAGAAGCAGAGCTTAAGAGTGGCAAATGAAAAAGAGCCATACGTTCTTATAGGGCTGTACCAGTCATTGTATAAGGAGCGATATGGCAAGACACCACAAGTAAATAAGTTCCGTGAAAAATGGGCTATGCAAGATGTTATTGATAGTGTAGGATTCGAACGAGCTAAGGAAATACTTATTTATTACTTCTCTTTAAATAAGCATGGTCATCCACTGCAGTTCTTTTTCTATAATTTTGATAGACTTGATTCTGCAATTACGGATGTTGAAAAAGATAAAGAGAGACGTCGTTTGTTATTAGAAGAGACGAAGCATATGGTTGAAAGAGGCGGAATAGAGTGAATACAGAAGCAACATTAATCTCAGCAGTTTGTAAGAATAAAGATATCAGCACACTGCTAGCAGATAACGTAGACGATCTATTTACTTCCCATAAAGATATTTGGGAAGGATTAAAGGCATACTACTATAAGTTTAAAGCCGTACCAGAAGCTGGAGTTTTGCTAGAAAAGTTTAAAGACTTTGAGATAGACACTAATGTAAAAGCTGAGACTGGCTACTATTTAGACAAGCTTAAAAATGAATACCTTTCTAACCGACTTAAGAATATCATTCTTAAAGGCGGCTCAATGCTTAAAGAAGATGCAGCCTCTAGAGTTTTATCAGAGATGCAGGCGCAGCTCGCAAGCCTATCTAAATTTACAAGCAATGTGCGAGACCTAGATGTAACAGATTCAGATGCTGCTGTTAGACACTTTGAAGCAACAAAGGTTCGCTCTGCAGAAATGGGTGGATCTCCAGGAATTAAAACTGGATTTCAGGCTATTGATTTGGCATACCCTACTGGAATGGCACCAGGACACCTTATCGTTGCTATTGGTTGGCCAGGGCGTGGTAAGACGTGGTTTACTTCATACCTAGCTTGCAAGGCTTGGGAGCAAGGCTTTAAGCCAATGATTGTTTCACTTGAAATGTCTCCAGAGAATATGCGTGACCGTATCTACACTATGCTTGGTTCTGGATTGTTTAAGGCAAGTGAACTTGCAACTGGTGATATCAACCTTGATGATTTTAAGTCATGGTCGAATAAAAAGTTTGAGAATAAGAATGGCTTTGTTCTTGTTTCCAATGAGGGAATGGCAGAAGTTACACCAGCAACAATTCAAGGTAAGATTGACCAGCACAAACCTGACCTAGTTATTCTAGATTATCACCAGCTGTTTTCTGATAATAAAAAGAGCCAGGGTGCTACAGAGCGTAACATGAATATTTCACGTGAGTTCAAGATGCTTGCTATGACAAATAACATTCCAGTTATTGATATCACAGCGGCTACAATGGATGATGTATCTGATCAGGATAATCCTCCTATGTTATCTCAGGTTGCATGGTCAAAAGCTATTGAGTATGATGCTGATATGGCTATTGCAATTCACAAATATACTGGGACTCAAATGGTTGAGGTTGTGTCACGAAAGAACCGTCACGGCTCAGAGTTTGGTATGTACTTAGATTGGGATATCAATAGAGGTATCGTCAAAGAGATTTACGAGAACCCTTTCCAGAATGACTCACAAAAGAATTAAAAGATTTCAGATTGAATTTTGTTCTGTAGATGACACTCAGATTATCAAGATGAAAGATCTATCTGAAAAGACTTTAGTTACTCAGATGAGAGATTCTGGGTATATAAGAGTACTTGACATAGACCCAACACTTAATATAGAATTCAACGGAACAACATTTAGATACCTTATGACAATTCATGGGGTTTACGTAGGAAAGAAGCAGGCATGGCAATTAGAGGGTATAACACAAAACAAGTTGATACCACGCACTACGCCCCAGCACACATCAAATCAATAATTAAATCTATTGGTTTAGATGTTGTTGGAGAGACAAACAACGATTTCCTATGCTACTGTCCATTTCATTCCAATAGACATACTTCAAGCTTTAGCGTAAGTCGTGAGAAGGGTGCGTTCATTTGCTTTAATCCTTCCTGCGGTGAAGCTGGAACCCTATTAGATCTTGTTAAGCGTACTATGCAAAAGAATGATTTTGAAGCTATGCGATTTATTTCTTCTATGGAAACGGAAGCTCTAGAGAACTTTGATGAGTTGTTATCTGAGGCAATGTTGGATACACCAGACTTCGATACCTTCTCACAGGAAACAATTAATAGACTTCATGCAGATCTAGCTGGATATAAGCCTGCAAGAGATTACTTAGAGTCTAGAAGAATTAATTCTGACTCAATGAAATACTTTTTATTAGGTTACTCTCATCCAATGAGCATGGTTGTGACTCCAGTTCATAGCCCATTTGGTGATCCAATCGGTATTGTTGGCAGATCAATTGAAGGAAAATCTTTTAAGAACAGTACCAACCTTCCTAAAAGCAAAACTCTTTTCAATGTTCATCGTGCTAAGAAAATTGGAGAGCATGTAATAGTTGTAGAGTCTAACTTTGATGCAATTAGAATTCATCAGGCTGGCTTTCCAAATGTTGTTGCAACACTAGGTGGATTCTTGTCGGCAGACCAGCAGCATTTGTTGAATAGATATTTTAATAAAATTACTATCATGACTGATGCTGATAAAGCTGGAAGAGATTTGGGACTTAGCATTGCTACCAAATTAAGAATGAAGGATATTATGTGGGCCTCTTATGAATATGGCAAGGTTTTCCCGCATGATGCAAAGGATGCTGGCGATATGACCGATGATGAGATTAAAGCCTGTATTAAAAATGCGGTGTCAGATATTGAATACCGCTCATGGAAATGATATAATAGTAGTAACAGATGGATATATACCATCACATACAACAAGGAGATATAAATGGGTATCGTAAAAGGTCTTAAGGGACTTAATCAAGTAATGGACAAGCCTTCTTACTCAGAAGGAGATGGAACAAAAGCTCGTTGGGCTAAGCTAGAAGATGCAGAAAGCGTTAAGATTCGCTTTTTACAGGAGTTAGATCCTGATTCACCAACATACAATGAAAAGAACGGCCTAGGATTTATTGCCGTTGAACACACAAATCCAAAAGACTATCGTCGCAAGGCGCTGTGCACCATGGAAGACCAAGGTAAGTGCTATGGTTGCGAGCAACATCGTAAGGACTACAAGGCGGGATGGAAGGGTCGTTCACGACTTTACATCAACGTGCTAGTTGATGACGGTAAGGAAGATCCTTACGTTGCAATTCTTTCACAGGGTTCAAGTGGCAAAACAATTACACCTACACTTATTGAATACGCTGGAGAAATGGGATCTATCACAAATCTCATGTGGCGTATTAAACGCTCTGGTACAAAAACAGATACCAGCTACACAATCATCCCTTTGGCTAAGGATGAAGCTCCTTTTGATAGCTCAGCTCTTGAGCTATACGATTTGGAAACAACAGCAGTTCGTGATCTTCCATATGTAGAGCAGGATGCATTCTTTGCAGGAGAAAATGGACACGCAGAAGAAGAGTCAAGCTCTTCAACCAGTAGCAGCCTAGACTGGTAATTAATTAAAGTCGGGGCCAGTCTATTGACTGGCCCCGTTTTGTTTGATAGAATGACCACATGATTTCATACGAGATACCAGATCCATTTGAGACTTTTGTTGCAAACAAATATAAATCGGCTGTAGGATTGAAGTACGACTTCTTTGCTAAAGAATGGTATTTGAAAACAGCATGCTGTGGCGAAGAACTTTATGCACCAAATAAAAAAACAATGACTAAGATTAGACTTTATCATACAAGAAATGAATGTTTAGGCGGATACTAATGAGCTTTACACACTTACATGTTCACTCATATTACTCTTTAATGGATGGACTTAATTCTCCAAAGGAGCTATGTCAGGCTGCTTTAGATGCTGGACAAACAGCAATTGCAATTACTGACCATGGAACACTGGCCTCACATCGTGATATGCAGATAGCCGCAAAGGAGCTTGGCATTAAGCCGATCCTTGGAGTTGAAGCTTACATCTCACCGACAGATAGATTCGATAGGTCATCTAAAACAGATAAGTCTATTCAGGCTTATAACCACATCATCCTCCTTGCTAAAAACAAAAAGGGGCTTGAGAATATTAATGCCCTACAAGAGATTGCATGGAACGAAGGCTTTTATCATAAGCCACGTATTGACAGAGAGGTTTTAAATGAATATAAAGAAGGTATTATTGTCCTTTCTGGATGCCTTAACGGGCTTATTTCTAAGGCTATTGAAAAGGGAGAATTTGGAGAAGCGAAACTCCTTCTACAAGGCTTTAAGAAAACTTTTTCTGAAGACTTTTATGTTGAGGTACAGTCTCACAACCCGACAGAAATAAATTCAAAACTACTTGAAATTGCAGACGAGCTTAAAATTAAAGCGGTGGCAACAGGAGATGCCCATTTTGCTAAAGAAGAAGATAGAATTCTAGAAGAAGCACTGCTCATCTTGTCTACATCACCAAAGGTAGATAAGGAAACAGACTTTGAGATGTCTAGAAACATGAAGGATATGCTAGATCGCTTTAATTATTTATATCCAGATAGACGTATCTCATTTCAAGACTATAACCTATTTATTCAGTCACGCTCAGAGATTGAGGCTGACTTCAATAAGGCTGGAATCTCACGTACTGATATTTATGAGAATACAATGGAGATTGCCAATAAGGTAGGAGAGTATGACTTTTATCAAGGATTAGACCTTCTGCCAGTCCCAAAGACAGACGCTGATGAAAAGCTTAAGGCTATGGCTTATGAGGGCTTAGAGAGGCTTCAGAAGGCTTCAGATGAGGTCTATGTGGCCCGTGTAGAAGAAGAACTTGGGATTATTGCTCAAAAGAACTTTGCATCTTACTTCTTGGTTATCGCAGATATGATTAATTGGGCTAAAACAAATAATATTAAGGTTGGCCCTGGACGAGGATCCGCAGCAGGGTCACTAGTTTGCTACACACTTGGTATTACAGATGTGGACCCAATTAAATATGACCTTCTTTTTTTCCGATTTATTAATCCAGAGCGTAATGACTTTCCAGATATTGATACAGACTTTGAGGACCGTCGACGTAAAGAAGTAAAGGATTATTTGAAGAAAAAGTTTAAGCACGTTGCTTCTATCTCGACATACACTTATTTTAAAGATAAGGGAGTTGTACGAGATGCTGCACGAGTATTTATGATTCCATTACAGGAAGTTAATCGTGCATTGAAGTCTGTAGACACCTTTGAGGATTTTGCAGAGTCTCCAAATACTAAAGAGTTCAGATTAAAGTATCCAGAAGTTGTTTGGCTTGCCGAAAGACTGCGTGGAAGAATTAGATCTGTTGGTGTTCATGCTGCTGGAGTTGTTGTTGCAAAAGATGACCTAAGAAAGTTTGCTCCAGTTGAGTCAAGAGAAGACTCACAAGATAAGGTGTCTGGCCGTATCCCAGTTGTTGCATATGACATGGATACAGTTGCGGACATCGGACTTATCAAGCTAGATGCCCTTGGACTTAAAACACTATCTGTTATTTCAGATACACTTCAGTCTATTAAAGAGCGACACAAGAAAGATATTAATCTTTCAGAGCTTACCTTAGAAGACCCCAAGGTATATAAAATGCTTAACGAAGGTTACACTAAGGGAGTCTTTCAGGCAGAAGCAACACCATACACAAACCTTCTGATTAAAATGGGTGTTGATAAGTTTGAAGATCTTGCAGCATCAAATGCTTTGGTTCGTCCAGGTGCGATGAACACAGTTGGAGCTGCTTATATTAATCGTAAGCAGGGTCGTGAGGCAGTTGAATTTACACATACCATCCTTAAGCCTTTTACAGAGAATACATATGGTGTTATCATTTATCAGGAACAGGTTATGCAGGCATGCGTATATTTAGGAGGGATGTCATGGTCTGAGGCTGATAAGGTTCGTAAGATCATCGGTAAAAAGAAAGATGCAAAAGAGTTTGACCAGTTCAAGGATCAGTTTATTGATGGGGCTTCAAAGCACATTGCTAAGAAAAAGGCGGAAGAGCTTTGGCATGACTTTGAGGCACATGCTGGGTATTCTTTTAACCGCTCTCATGCTGTTGCTTACTCCATGCTTTCTTATTATACTGCTTGGCTTAAAACTTATTACCCTCTTGAATTTATGTTTTCAATCCTTAAGAATGAAAATGATAAGGACGCCAGAACAGAATACCTAATTGAGGCTAAGCGCCTAGGGCTTCGTGTAAAGCTTCCGCATATTAATGAGTCTGATTTGTACTTCTCTTTAAAGGGAGACAGTATTGTGTTTGGTCTTGCAGAAGTAAAGTTTATTTCAGATAGCATTGCAAATAAGATTATGGAACGCAGACCATTCTCAAATTATGCTGAGTTTATCGATAAGGCATCTACAAAGGGAAGCGGAATTAATAGTAGAGCGATATCTGCATTAAATGCAATTGGCGGCGCAGCATTTGAAGATAACCCAAGGCAGGGAAATGAGAAGGATAATTACTACGAGTACCTTGGTATTCCGACATTCAACTTGGACCTTCCACCAAGAATTAAATCTCAGGCTAGACCAATTGAAGAGTTTGATGACCTAGGATCCTTTGTAATGTTTGGAATGGTCAAGGGCATTAAAAGAGGAACAGGCTGGGCAAGAGTTGAGCTTGTAGATGAAACTGGAACAATTGGGCTATTTCATACAGAGCAAACGCAAATTGAGACAGGGCAGATGTACTTTATCCTTGTTGGAGATAATAGAATTGCTCGCTATATTAAGGTTAGTGATATTGATCCTAAATCCGCAGACTTGTTCGTAGACTATCTATATAGAAAAGAATATGACCTGCAAGAAGATGAGTATATAGTCGTAAACTTTACTCCGTATACAACAAAGGCAGGCAAGCAGATGAGCCACATTATTCTTTCAAATAGGGATAAAGAGCTTACCAGAGCAATTGTTTTCCCATCTATGTACAAGATGTCATTGGCTAAAATGCGTGAGGGAATGAAGTGTAAGGTTGTTCTGTCTAAACTGGACGATGGAACTTTAATGGTAAAGGAAATTAAATGATTGATGATGTCGATGAGATCGCAAAGTCTTTAAATATTAATAAGATATTAATCTCTGTTCTAGAGTCAGTTGGAGAAGTAAGAGTCCCAGCTCTTACATTTTTAGATGGCAACGATGACAAAGTTTTAGTAGTAGAGTATGATGAAGTAAATTCTTCATTCATTTTTAAATTAAAGGATAAGTAAATGGAATTGGTGACAGATTATGGACTGGATGCA